GGCTGCCCCAATATCGCTCAAAGCCTGCGTGCGTCATGTTCTCACCAGTGCGGGCCGATGCTGGTAGGTTGCCGCCGATATTGGTCATCGCGCCACGTGTGTAGAAGCCTAACCCCTGCTGGTGCATCAGATACATTTCGGTATCGGTGGGATCGCGATTGAACTTGGCACGAAATTGGCGCCGATTTTCTTCAAATAGCCGCCCTGCGGCCATCGCATTGTCACGTGCCGAATAGATATTGCCTTGCCCGAACCGCCGCCATTCATCGTGCCCGATTTGATAGAGACCCTTGTATTGTGTTTTAGCGTTGGCGTTCGAACCAGGGTTCATTCCGGACTCAATAGAAGCAATTGACCGCATGAAATTCGGGTCGAGATGATGCGCCTTGGAAGCCTCGACAATTGCCTCGTCGGTCTCTCTTGATCCTTGCGAATATGGACGCGAAGGTTTTTCGGCAGGGTAAGTCTCGCCCTTGGGCTGATAGGACGGCTTCTCTTCCCTGTGCGGTTCTAGCGTCTTGGGCTGATGGACTGGACGATTGCCGCTTGCCGATCGATGCTGACGACCTGATGGCCGCCTCAGCTCGCCTGATGGCGCGGCTGAGATGCCGCGGTCGGCGCGACCTTCAGGGACATAACCCGAAACGTCAGGAATAAAATCGTCGACAATATCGTCTTCAGTGACGAGATTGATATAGCCGACCTCCCTGCCATCTACGGTAATGACCCCGATACGCACGTCTTTAGGCGATCTTGACCTTTGTCGAGGCCATGCCCTGCATCCGCTGCGTCACGACTTTGTCCCGCGCAATGTCGCCCATGTCCGACATGAACACCACGAATTTGATGTACTGATAACGGCTGACGGTGCCGTCAGGGTTGCCCACGGTCACGTTGAGCACGCCAGGTGCCTGTACCTGACCCGCCGCAAAGTTCTGCGCAAACGTGATCATCAAGTCTTCCAGCACCGACCCGGTGCGGGTGATCGTGAAATCGACCACATAGCCATCATTGATATATGCGTAACTTGGGTCCGCATTGTATGGCATATTCTTGATGGTGTGGTGCTGCGCGGTGATCTTGACGTCTTGGATGTCGCCAAGATTCACCAGAGCTTGCTGATTGGCGTCGTAATACGCAATGCTGTAATCGACGCCGGTGTTCATACCGTTTGTCGGGATGGTAGCCTCCTATTTGGCTAGGATTGTTGTTTTGGCGTCGGTTACGAGGTGGGATTTGCAGTATTGATGGAAGGCGCGAACTGCGAGATGTTCGGCACGCTGGTCTGGACCGAAACGTTGACGTTGCTGCCGCCCTGGAATTTGACCACGAAATATCGAACCACTGCGAGATATCGGACTGCCCAATACAGGAACAGATAACCCTGCGCGATCGTGGTCGGTGAGTTGTTGGTGAGGTCGCAAATCACCGACCAACCGTCGATCATGCACTGACCGTTGAGGCCGTTGCCGACTGCAGGCGAAGCCAGTTGCTGCGACAGACCGTCGAACAGCGCCTTGGCCTGGTTGCGGGTCTGGTCGTTGGCTTGGATCGACTGGAGCTTGCCGACGAACGATCCTGCCGCCTTGCTCTGCGCGGTGCGGATCAGGAAGTTCGTCATCCGGGTGTATTCGTCGCCATTGGCCGCCGTGTTGCTTGAGGCGTTACGGGCCGAAGCGAACGAGAAGTAGAAGCCGCCTGGAGACTGGTAGGACGGCAACACCAGATCGATGCCGTTGAGGTTGACCAGAGAGAGGTCAGGTTCGGCATAGGTCGCGAGCAATTTCGAAGATTGCGTCGCAGTGACGCCTTGTAGCGGCTTGTTGAGCGCGGAATTCTGCGGGCTCAAATTGCCGTAAATGCCAACCGAGAATGCCGTTGGATTGACTAGCCGTTCGACGCTGTTTACATCGTCAAAGAAATAGGTCCAATCGCCGGTGATCAGTTTGAACCAGGACGAGTCGATGCCGGCATTCTGCCGCGCCGCGATGGCGGAAGCAATCGAACTGCCCGATGGCATCGATTGATGCGCATAGCAGGTTTCCGACAGTGCGAACGCCGCGATGTTGGCATAGTTGGCAATCGTGGTCAGATCGATTAGTGTGAAGCAGTCCACGCCGGAGCTACGCAGCGCGTACATGCCCTTGCGGGGCACGACATCCTGACCCACCAGGGTCGCGTCGGTGACGCCAGAGGCGCCATCTGTGCCTCCTGAGAGGGTCACAGGCGAAGATAACGTCGGTGCCGCGGTGGATACACCGGCTGTTGCGACAACCGACCTGGACGCGCCGCTAAAGGCGTTGCCGTTGTTGATGGCCGCCGCCACGTTGGTCCAGAACGTCTGCCAAGTGCCGGTGCCGCCAGCCAACGTCGCGCCAGACAGGACAATGTTGGTCGAGACCTTCGCCAAGGTCAGCGCGTTGCCCCCGGTGCCCGCCGATGTGCCGCCGTTGACGTACTGGTTGGCGGTGAACGTCAGCACATTGCTGGCAGTCAGCGCGTAGTTGAACTTGACGAGGTTGGTGTCGGCAGACGCTTGCAGGAAGCTCAGCAGGCTCGCCAGCGTGACCGCGAGCGAACCGCCGATCTGCACCTGATTGCCGGATGGTGCGCCTGACACGAAGGTGATCGCGGTGCCGCCGACCGTCAGCGTATCGTTGGCGGAAGGTTGCCCGCTAAAGGTCGCCGTGCCTGTGGCCGCTACCGGCCCAAGCACGTTGTTGATCTGTTCTGGCTGAAGGCCGGGAAAGGCAATCACCGCCATCAGCGAATAGGCCAGCGCGCCTTGCTGGAACGAGACCCGGATGTTGTTACCGAGGATGCCGGTGTATTTGGCCGTAATGGTCAGCGCGCCGGAGGTGATCGAAGCCGTGGCGGCCACGTCGGTGCCGTCCGTCACCCGCACAGCCTGCCAGCCGATCGCACTGCCGACCTTGCTTCCTGCCGCGATATGCGTGGCAATGTCATAGGTGCGGATCAGCGGCGTGCCGATCTTGATCGCGCCATCCGAAGGACCGCCGATCGGAATCGGCACGTTGGTCGGTCCCCAAGAGGCAACACCGACAAGGCCTTCGATGTTGGTGGGCGTACCGACAAGGAATGGATTTGGCGGAATAATATCGCCATAGACGCCAGGAACCGATAACGCAGCAAGATTCTGTTGGCCGTCCAGAAAGACGTTACCGGTCATTTAAGTTGTCTCCAATAAAAAACCCGCCTCGAGGGCGGGTTCATCTGGTTGATGGTTGTTCGTGTTGTTTAGTCGTTGGATTCGACCGGGATGACCGGTTCATCTTTGGCAGGCACGCGAATGACGCGGCCTTCGTGTTCGGCCATCAGTTTCGCGATCTCGCCGGGATCGGTGATCTTGTCGCCAACGTTATAGCCGTGGAATGGATGACGAACGACGAGATGGTACATAGCGTTTCCTTACGTTTTATAGGATATTCAGATATTGGGAATCTTGGCCTTGGCTGAAATCGAGGTCCGGCGTTGGTGCTGGCGGTGGTTGTGGCGCAGGCGTTGGTGCGGGTACGGGAGCTGGCTGCTTCTTCGGCTTTCTGAATTTAGCCGCCAGCCAGTCGATCCACTTGCGCATCGGTGCCCTTAAGCGATTGCAGTAGCAATTGCAGTATTGGTTGGATCGGTGATTCTGACCGTGACGCTGGTCACCACGTAACCGGGGAATAAATCGACTGTGGCGAATTCAGCGTCATAGATCAGGTCGCGGCGATAGAGACCGGCCTTTTCCTGCTGGTCCGATGACGTGGTTCGCATATAGCGCAGGATGCACTGCGACGTGTCAGGCATCGTCAGTTTGATATTCTTCTTCAGCGCGCTATCGGCTAGTTTGGCTGCGGCAGTGCGGATCTCGTCCGATGGCGCCCAGATGCACACCATGATCGAATGACGTTGCCGCCACGTGACGTTGCCGAGCGTCCCAATCGCGCCTTGCCTGACAATCAGGGAATGTCCATAAGGAATGGTGAGCGTGGTGGCGTCGGATGTGGCAGACGGATAATCCGCTTGCGCTGCCGTGGCAAGCACCGCCAGTAACGCCGTAGTCGTGGCACCGGTTTGCGAATAGATATGCGCGCCATCCGCCTCGATGGTCAGGTATTCGCCGGTTTGTGGCTGTCCTGACACTGTAATGACATTGCCGACAATCGAGACGATCGTAAGGCCGTAGGTCGGTGGTGTAACGACGTAGGTCTCGTCTTGAATCTGGTAGGTGTGGATCGAGGCACCCCCAAGCGGGAAAATCGTGATCTCAGCCTTACCGGCCGCCAAATCAGCATCCAAACAAGCCGGTAGCGGCCACCCGCGGGAAACATTGGCCGCAGCACCACCGGGTAGCGCAGATGGCTGGCTTGTGCCGTTCGGATAGATCGCGTTGCCAACGATCGTGACAATCGCGGCCTCAACATCGGTGATGTCGGCCATGTCACGTCACTGCCTGACGTGCCATGATGCGCCAACCAAGCGGCGAATGTTCGGCAGAGGATACGATATAGCGCCGATTATCCTCGTCGGTGACGATATCGGAGGTCCGCACGTCAACGCCCGCGATATGCGGCAACAGCACGTTGAAATATGGATTGACCTCGTCCATCGGAAGGCCCGCACCGGAATTGCGTCCACGCGCGTCAAAGATCAAGCTGGCCGGGAACAAGCTCATGATCGGCGATTCATTTGCGATCGTCGCCCCGGAATATCCGGTTTGCGCACCAGTCCCACCAACGCACGGTGCTCGCGAGACCGTCACCGTGTTGTTGCAGGACACGCATAGAATAGGCGCAATGTCCTGCTTGGATATGACGAAATAAGTCCCATGACCTGCCAGCGTCAGATAATCGCCGACGTTGATATTCGTCGCATCAAACAAGCCATGAAACAACGGTTGCTTGTAGTCCGAAGTAATTTCGAAATTGAAGCCGGTCGAGCGCGGTGTGAACGAGGCGTTGATGCCCGCATTCACGATGTTGCCGGATACAATCGGATTGCTTGCCCCGTTCGGCCGGTAGACCGTGAAGGCATAACCGATCCGCTGCGCCGCCTTGCTATAACCAGAATAGACCTTGGTTTG